CCTGCAACCACCCAGGAAAAAGTAATAAAACAAGAAGAAGAATTACTTTTGGTAGAAAACCAATTCCAGTAAAAGATATTTACATAAGAGTAGGTATAAAAAAGGATACAGGAGTCAAACTAAGGGGCATTAGTATAGATTCAGATATCCTTTAAATGTACAACAAGCCAAGTTCTTCTAAAAAGTTTTAAAAGGAAAATTTATTTTTATGGAAGCAAGTGCATATAAGCCGGGTAATTATTTAAATTTTGATAATAATTTTTTAGCCATTTTTAAAGATGCCTTGTCAGGTGACCCAAAAGCATTAGACATGCCTGAAATTAGGTCTTTAGGAATGGATAATATAAAGGCTGCTCTAGAATGGTTGCAAACAGTTGATTTGAACGGAGACTACAAAAACCTCTTGGCAAACGAGGGTTGGAGATTAGCCTATAAAAGAAAACCACCTACTCCTGAAGAATTTTTAACATACGATTGGATAGGTGGTCAGTGTGAGGGTTTGTGGCCTAACGTTAAAAAAGCCTTTATAGAATTTATGGATCCTAATCCATTAAATCCAAAAAGAGGATTAGCCTTAAGTACGAGCATTGGTTGGGGAAAATCATTGCTTACTAACCTGTGTATGAGTTATATTATTACACTTTTTGGTCTTATGAGGGAGCCTCATAAAATGTTAGGCCATTCTGCGATGACTTCCTACTGCGTGAGTCTTTGTTCTGCGACACTGAATAAAGCCTGGGATTTGTTAGGTGTTCCTTTTGAGCAATTTATTGAACAGAGTCCTTTCTTTGAAAAAGTTGGTAGGCATGATGATATTGTAAATATCAACAAGGAAGACCAAGAATGTAAAAAGTGTTATTATACAACTGCTGCACGTGGTTCTGCCAAGATGGTATTTAGAAACAATCTTCAGTTAAAGATGATGTCTACCGAAGGTGCATTATTGGGAAATACCATTGTCTATACTGCAATGACGGAGCTGGCCTGGTGGGAGCAGATGGGCTGGACCAGAGAGGATATTTTTAGATTCTTTTCCAAGGCCAAACAACGTGTTGACTCACGTATGAACGGTCACTACTTAGGAAGATATGTAATTGACTCTTCCCCATTCTCTATGGAGTCCCCAATTGATAAATGGATTTGGGAAACAGCAATAAATGACCCGGCTTGGTATTGTGTATTAGGTGCTAAGTGGGATTACTTTAAAGGAGAGTTTCCTGAATTTTTTGATAAGGATGGAAATGAAATTCATAATTGGGATGTGGCTTTCCAATGTTACAAGGGTGGTAAATCAGAACCTCCAAAAGGATGTTTTACACCGGAGGAAGCTCAAACATATGATCCTTTGGATATGATTTGGTGCCCAAGAAAGGATGTCAAAAATGGTTCAATTTTGTTAATGACAGACTTAGCAAAACAAAACCCTGTTGAATTTTTGAGAGACTGGGCAGGTATTCCTGCAGGTTCTTCTGACAGAATTTTCCAATCAGGTAAGGTATTGGAAGACATTTTTGATAATGATTTGAAAAATCTTTATACTTCCTTAGTAGCTGATGCTGCAGAAGAACCAGAACATTTAATTTGGAACCAAATTAAAGACAAATTCTTTATTAATTTTAATGGAAAATATTTATTTTATAGAGAACCAAATGCTAAAAGAATATTAGCAATTGACCAATCTACAACTGGGGATGCTACAGGTATTTCTTGTTGTCACTGGGAATATGTTAGGGATCCTCAAACGATGGATATTAAAAATGTTTGTGTTGTTGATTTTTCTCTCTGTATTATTCCTAAAGGGGGAAGAATAAACCTAGAAGCCATTAGGTCCTTAGTAGAGGATTTAATAAACATTGGTGGGTTAAATATAGGTTTGGTAAACTTCGATACTTTCCAATCTGAATCCACTAAGCAAACTTTAATAAGAAAAGGAATAACTGTGGATTACGTCTCAGTTGATAAAAATAATGAGCCTTATACAATTTTAATTGATTACATTATGCACAACAGGTTTTTTGCAGGTAAAAATATTTTCTTGAGAAATAATTTACATTCTATACACTGGACAAAGAGAGATTCCGGTACTATGAAGTGCGATCACTTTAAAGGAAAAATAATAAACGAATCAAATGATACAAATTGGGAAACTTCTCAGTTAGGTACAAATGCAAAGGACTTAGCAGATACTTGTGCTGCTTGTATATTCTTTTTAACTAAGTTTAATGTAGAGTATGCACCTACTTCTGAGTGGAGAAGCCATACAAATTCATCTAGAGAAGTTTCTAGGGAAAGATTGAACAAAATGGGATTTACGTTTTAAAAAAATTATACTAATTACAATAAAGGAGAACTTTTATTATGAGAGATATTACGGACTTTAGTGCAAAGGCCTCAGGATATATGACAAAAAATAAGGCCCTATTTGATGAGGCCCTAACAGAGGCAGACCAGGACATTCTTTCCTTTAAGGAGGCTAGAATGTACAAATCAGGAATCCCTTCTACATTCGCTAAAAAGAGAACAAACGATAAAAACTTCCTTTTGAAGGAAAGGGATCATTTTAGCAACAAAACAAATGCTACAAAAGAATTTTTGGAGAGTCATAAAAAGTTAGCTGAGACTTTGAAATTTGGTTCTACAGAAGAGGATTTGGAAGAGGAAGTTTCAGGTTCTTTAGGTCTTGAAATTTTACAGGTTTTACAGAAACACGGTGTAACTGGTGATGCAATCGAAAAGGTATTTAAGACATTGAATACTTTGATTGGTAAGGATCCAAACGTTGATGAGTTGATTAATGGTTGGGGTCCTGCTGAAGAGGATGAATCAGGTGATGAACCAGAAGAAGGTTCTGATGAGGATTACGAGGATGATACATCTGATGAAGGATCAGAAGAGGATTTTGGAGATGATGAGGAATCCGATGAATCAGTAGAAGAATCCAGAATGAAAAGATATAATACTTTGGAAGAAATGACAAGAGACATCAGAAAAAGAATTGCTGAAAGAAGAATCCTTGAATCCGCAAGATTAAGATAATTTTATAATTTGGAAAGGTCTTTCATTAGAAAGACCTTTTTTCATGCACTTTGAAATTTTCAACTTGAGGAAACTTTGCACTAAATTATTAAAAGGAAATTGAGGTCTTTATGGAAAGAATCAAAAATAAATACGATTATTTGGATAATAAATCACGCCCAGGTTCTATTTGGGTATCAGGTTTTAACAGAGTAGGTAGAAATGATCACCTAAGGGCAGTTGACCCAGATGGATCTGAGATGAGATTTACCCCAGAATCCAGATATTATGCCTCCTGTGAGATCAAAAGAGGACAGGCTGTTTCAATAGCACAATTGGGAGATTTGACTCCTGAACAGGCTAATAACAAATACCCATATGTAAAGATTACTGATCCTGACTATGATGATTCTTGTTTAGGTATTGCTTTAAATTATGCAAGGGAAGGCCAGATTGTACATATCCAAAGCAGAGGAAAGTTTAATTATTATACAACAAAATCCCCATACTATGGTATGGTTATAGATACAGAAACAGATGAAGAAGGAAAAACAAAAGAAGTAAAATCGGAAGACAGAGAAATTTTCCTTAGATCCGATACTTGGGATTTCAAAAGTGTAAGAGGTCAAAAGTTATACATCAAGAAAGTATACAATAATGCCACAAATGCAAATCAAAATGATTGGTCTAAATTCTCTAGTGACGGAGATGCCTTTGACACAGATCACCCAGACTACCAAAAGCAGGCAGACACATCCAACTGGTTTACCTTTGACTTTGCTGATTCAGTTTACAATGTAAAAAATACAATCCAAGTTGGTTATTTAACAGATGCCCCAACCGAAGATGCCACAAATATTTTAGGATATGAAAGAAAAGAAAATGAGAATGGTGTTTTTTATTACCCATATAAAATAAAAAGAAACTCAGAGGGAAAACTTGAAGAGTATTTGGATACAGAAAACCCAGTTAAAAATGGTAAACATGTTGTAAGAGAAAATGGAAAATGGGTAAACAAGGATACAGGAAAATTTATAGACCACGCTGATTATTCTTGGATGGTTGAAGGTGAAAATGGTAGATTCTTTGCATACGACGATTTCCTGGTAACAATAGAGTTAGACGTTACAGGGGACACTAGGGGTCCAGTTGATAATACTCAATTCCTTTTAACTTTAGGTGAATCCATTTATTTTAATACAAGAAAAGTAGATGTAGATTTGGAAGAAACAATTCAAAAGGGTGACTTAGTAGAATATGTTCACGAACCTGATTTTAACGCAGGTGTATATGATGAAGTAAAGGTAGTTGCCATTGCTGAGGGCCACCCAAGAGCCCCTGTATTTAAGGTATTCACTGTAAAAGAATTAAATGCAATGGATTTACCTGAATATGAATATTCCTTCATTTCAGTGAGAAAGTTGGATGGAGATACCTATATGATTCCTATCCTAAAAGGATTTACGGTTGAAGATTTAGATGGAGGAATTGTAAGTGTAGATGATGAAGGTTACTTTAAACTTTCCAAAGCATTTGCGGCCATTAATTCTATAGATGGTACAAAAAATGAAATTAAAATTGCGGAACCTTTGACCCTAGTTAATAGGGATACACTTTCTGAGGCCCTCTCAGAAGCACTCAAATTTGTATTCAGAAATGATGAGACTGGTGTCAAAGGTTGTACACCTGTTGTAGAAAATATAGGTGATGATGGTTTTAAAATTACTACAAAAGAAGTAGGTGGTTACTATGATATTTATGTAAGTAAAAATATGACACCTTTCATTTCCCCTACAAATGTAGAACATGGGCAAAGTGCAGATGAAGGGCAGGCTATTTTAGCTGACATTAGGGATCACTCAAGATTAAATATTGCGGGTGTTGTTTTATCTAATACTACAGGTGTACATAAAAAAGGTGAATTAATCAAAGTAATGAAAATGGGTAGAATGGTTACTATGGGTAATCTCTGGCCAGGTAAAAAATATTACTTAGGATTAAATGGTAGACTTACTGCTAGAAAACAATATTGGTATGACCACTGTGTAGAAGTTGGTACAGCTGATTCTTCAAATTATTTCATTGTGGATTGTTCTCAACCTTTACATAGCTACTCAGGTAACTTCCCATTAGGATATATGAAACCTTCAGTAAAGGGTATGAATGAGAAAGGATTCCTTCTGATGGATGGTGTTACAATTTATTCAAAGTCTGCCTATCCTGAACTTTATAGAGCCTTGAGAAACTGGTTCTCAGAAGAGGAATTAAAACCTTCTGCCTTGTATGATGAAAAATATGTACAGCAATCAGCCTTAAAATATATGGAAGGCTTCAAACAAATTATTGAGGAGTTTGATGGATTGTTGGATAACGTTCAAGAACAAAAGGAATTAGTTAATAAGCTCCTTGAGAAGTACAACGTAATGGATCAAAGAATTACTGAAGCCGAGGAATCAGAAGAAATAGAGTCCTTAAGAAAACTACTTATGGATAACGTAGAAGTTTTAACTGCCACTATAGATTCTAAATCCTCAGAGTTAAAGGATTATATAGATTCCAATATTTCTAGTCTAACAGAAACTGTTGCAGCAGAATTTAATAGAATTAAGAATCTGATTGAGGAATCCGCAGAGAGCCTTAGAAATAACGAAATCAAAGGTCTTTCTGACAAGTTGGATGAAATAAGCTCAGCCTTGAATAAATTAAGGGAGGATGTAGAATCAGAGGATGAAAATCTACAGGGCCAAATAGATTCCTTGAATGAGGATGTTTCAAAAAATAAAAACTCTATAGATGAGTTGAAAGAAAAGGATTCTGAAATAAATAGCCAGTTAGTAACCTTGTATGAAAAAATGGAAACAGCTGATGAAAAATTAAAGGAATCCATCCAAGGGGCTATAGAAGATCTAAAGGCCCAAAAGGAATCCGTTGAAAAATCCCTTTCTGATTTGAATGCCCAAAATATAACTTTGACAGAAGAGTTGAATGAATTAACAGCAGAGTTAGAAAAAGAAAAATCGGATAGACAAACTGTATCTGATAAATTGGATGATGTTGAGAAATTGGTTAACAATATGAAAGAAAAAGTGGATGTTCTTTCTATTGTAAGTAATTTCTTTGTAAATGGGGTAAATAAAATTGGTATTGGAGAATTAGAGGAAACTAAGAGGTTGGGTGATGTTGTAGTTCTTACT